ATTTTCTTGGCAGTAATCTTACCGTCTTTTGTTTTAAGACCACAAGATTTAACTTCCCATTCTGGGTAGTCTTGCTTTGCGATGATCTCAGCTGCCGCAGAACGATTTACATTACCGTGACAAACAAATAATACTTTCATCCAAAGAACCCTTCTTCTTCATCGCTCTTAGTCAACTGCTGAACAACTTCATAAACTTGTTTAGAAGTAGTTGACATACTATCAATATCAACATGTTTACGAAGTTCAGTTAAACGATCGTTGACAACCTTACGGGAGTTCTTATCGAAATTAGTAAATTGATAAACTTGTTCAGTTTCAAACTCATATGGCTCAAATTGAGGGAAGGTGTATCTATTACTCTCAAGCAAAGTAACGGGTGCTTTGTCGTCATAGTTTAAAGCTAAATCTAAGAAGTCTCGACACCAATTAATAGCCGAGCGCATTTCGTTAGGCTTCATGGTTCCTGGGAAATGTCTAAACTCAATGGTATTTGTTTCTTCAAATAGCTGGCGCAGGTTAATACCAGCGCGAGGACATTGGAACCAAGCAGGGTTTCCTTTAGCATCTTTATGAGCATGTTCGTGCCAAAACTCAGTAGGTGTAGTTGCAGCAAGCATTGCTTCAACACGCTTGAATGGTAGTTTATGTTGGTGAGAAGTTAGACGACGATCATATCGTTTCTTAGCCCAAGTATATTCAAGAGGTGGTAAACTGTTACGGTCAGGAACAGGAATGTTCTCTACAATCGAGAATGCTTGCTCTTGAAACGTATGAACATAAGTGAGCAGCTTCTTAAGTGCTTTCAGATTGTCTTTAAGACCTGGAACCCGAATGTGGATATGTAGGTTGCTACGATAGTTTACAATTGGCGCTGGACCATTCTCGCGGAGGAACTTGTTAACCTTGGCGATATGCTCAACTTGTTCGTCTGGAGAACTTGTTGGTCGAGTATTAATCTCTCCACCATACTTGTATAGCTTACCCTGAGGATCGTTAGCAATACCAGTGCTCGACACGCAAGTGTTATCTAGAGAATTCCACTTGGCGCCATCGGGTAGGTCTTGAATTGTTCGGTCGCAATTACCATATTCTAGTTCAACGCCATATGTCCACTTTTTAATATCAAATGTCACTTAGAAACCCCTTTGGATATTTACTTTGCGCCTGATTAATAATACGCAAATGTTCATTAATAAAATGTTGTTTATTATACTTATCAAGAACTTTCCTTGACAAATTAACTCTATCAGAAAATGACCAACTAGAGGCAGCGGCGACATGTTGTGAAATTTGATCAGGTATTGAAGTTTCTAAACTTCTGTCTGCAAGGTATAATGCCTCAGCTGGTATATGCTCCATCTCGGCTACAACCTTATTTCCTGGAACGATATATGGAACACCAAACGTGGCATACTCTAGACATACAATACCCGTGGATTCATTACCCATACCAAGACCAAACCGTGCTTTAGACATTGCTTCTAAAATCTCATACCGAGGAGCATCAATATGGAATTCAAGCATCGGTGACTTTTGAAGATTCTCTAACTCTTTAGCTGGAATCTCTTGACCACCAAACTTGATAAAACATTTAACAGGATATGGTGCATTGCTCTTAAGATAGTTCTTTAGAGCAACATGTGGTGATTTACCACCATCCCAACGACCAACAAAGATACCGTAGTCTTCCGCTGGTACAATCTTAGATGGAATCTCATCAATGTAATGAATCGAGATTGTATCGTGAAAGTAGTTGTTAAAGTGTTTAGCTTGCCATTTAGATACGCCAACCCAATATGCTTTCTTATTTTCAAACTTATCTGGCGTATCTGGTCCAAGTGGTGCAGACGACTTGTGATAGTGTTCAAAAATAACGGCAGTTGGATAATCCTGCCAAATAGAACTCATATGCTTACATGATGAATCAAGTACAACGTCAGGTTGTACTTGCTTTATGATCTTTACGATTTCTTCTGCGACTCGTTTAGTTTGCTTAACTTTATCCGTCTTTGTATCAAGAGATAAATCAAACCAACCATCAAGAATAAACTGATTAGCATATTGTTTGTCACTTCCTTTAGCGGTGATATAAAAGCAGTCCGCAACCTCAGACAGTAGAGTCATTTGGTTGCGGGTAAACTTTTGAGCACCATTAGCAATAACACCAGCTTTAGATGGCTGATACAAATTGTCAATAATTAGAATTTTCATAATGTTGATAATCTACGCTTCCTTCAATATCTTCACGCTCAACAATCATAGTTAATTCGCTGTCGATTGTAACGTAAGTATTGACAGGAACTTCCACGGATATAGCTTGAATCCCAACTCTGGCTGGAATATTACCAGTAGAAGTTATTATACTACCATTTCCCAAAGAAGTCAAGTAAAGTGGTCGCTTACCATTCCTGAAAACTTTTACAGATTTATCTGTATTAAGTACGCAAACCGCCATTGAAGAATCTTTCCAGCGTTGCAAAGGCGAGGCATTATCTTCAATGGTATGTAATAGAAGTTCAGTGTCGTTTTTAGTTACACAATCGTAACCATACATCTCTTTCCAACGCTCTGGTAGTTCTTGAGTGATAACACCATTATGAACTACTGAAAGATTATCATTAGCAATTGGCTGATTATATTCAAGATCAGAAGTGCTATAACGACAGTGCCCCACGAGGTAAAGATTCCCATCTTCATTAATGTACTCTGCAAACTTAAAAGGAAACTCATCGGCAGGGACTGGTAACTTTTCAGTGATGATTTTATCATTCTTAACATATGATAATCCTGTCGCGTGCATCCCACGAATCTTAGACTCGTGGAATACAAACTTAACAATTTCAAGGTCTTGTTTAGACGGGTTGTGTAGAACAACCCCAATTACTGCACACATTATCCAAAGAACTCCTCTAGTGAACCAGCGTTAGCCTTTGGATGCATTTTGACAAGTTCGTCAAATCCAACCTTTTTCTCGCAGAAATCATACCACTCTTTTTCTTCCCACATATTTTCAGAAACACCGTTCCACAGAGGTCTCCAAAGTTTATGCTCTTTGTTTAAACGGCGAGACTCAACATACTCATATCGAGCTTGTTCATATTCCCATGAGCCAAGGTCAAGCATCTTTTCGCGGAAATAACAAACGAGTGAAATACGCTCAGCTTGGTCATCTCCAAGAACGATTGGAGTGTTACCGTGCATAACCTCGTGGTTATTAATTAGCAGAAGGTCTCCAGGACGAACGTTTACAGCAACACGATACTCTGGAGCAATCAAATAACCGCCAGTGTAATTACCGTTGTTAGAAAGAACCAGCAGGTTAGACAAACCTGACTCTAGGTCACCTGCGTCGTAGTGAGCAGCTGTACGGAAAGTCTTGTTCACGGTGATAGTGGTAAATGGTGTTCCAGGAACTAAGAAACGCTTATCAAGTTTCTCAGCAGCGCGCATTTGGTTACCATAACGCCATGGTAGAAGGTCTTTAAAACCTTTAGCCAAAGTTTGTAGGAATGGGAAAGCCATCGCAAACTTCTCTGGGTTGTTCTTTGTATAAGCAGTAGCGCGACCATAAGGGATACGTGGGTAACGATCAAACCACCCTGCGATACCTGAATTGACAGTATTGGCGTAAGTGGTATCAGAGATTAATTCCTTAGCAACCCATTTAGCCGACTCAATCTGTTCATCAACAGATGAAGTTCTCATTTTCTCAAGCCACTCATCAAACACAAAGTTTGCAGCTTTGGCTTTTTCCAAACGCCATACAATACCACGAGTTGATTCTTGGTTCTTAGTTTGTTGACGAATTTGTTCGATAGGATCCTCGCCTGTTAGGTTAGAAGATGGATCGGTGTAGTAGTCAACAACAGCTTCTTGAAATGGAGTAACCCAGTCACGATTTTGTAGTTTGGAATTACGTGGTCCAGCTGCTAGACCTCTATTTTGAGATTCTACTGCAGCTTCACGAAGACCTTGATATGCTGCGTCTTGTTCTTCTTTGCTAAAGTAGTTCTTACGGAATTTGAAAATAATCTTCTTCTCGTCAGTACCTTTATCGCATGTATTGCACTCTGAGGTGCAAGAGGCTTGTGTTCCTAGATCGCAACCAGCAGGTGCATAGACATCGCAATCTTCCTCAATTAGGGTATCATAATGCGACTCGTCAAGGAACTGTCCGAGCAAATTCGAACAATCTATCTTTTTATCCGCCACAACAACCTTTACCATTTCTACTCTCCTTAAAACTTAAATCCGCTAAAATCTTCAGCCTGCATTCTGGAACCAAAACCACTCTTATCAAAGATTGGTTTATCGTCTTTCATATGTCCAGTATCAGCCAATCCTTCTTGTGCAGATGCTTCAACATCATATAATTTCATTTTGCTTCTATCAATACCAATAACAAATCGCTTATAGTAATTAGGATCGTTATAACGGTTCTTCAACTGCTTAACAATAATTTGATTCAAGTTTTCAAGTTCTTCGCTAGAAACCAAAGCAAACATAAAGTCAGCCGTCGCGGGTAATCCAAATGACTCTGAAGTATCTTCTAACCCTGGGTCTGAGTTAGCATAACCAGAACGAGTCGTTTGAGTTGCCGAAACAATAGGAACATTGTATTCTACTGCCAAACCACGGAGTTCTTCTGCGATCGCCTTAACAAAGGTATATGAGTTAACGTTGGCGCCAGCTTTCATCCGCTGAGAGGAACAAATATTTAGATAGTCGATAAAGACGATATCTGGAGTAAACTCTCTTTTAAGTTTAAGTTCTTCAATCAATGCGCGGAAGTGACCAGCATGGGCAGAAGCAGTTGGGTACTCTTTAACAATCAACTTACCCTGAGTTTTCTTTTTCAGTTTTTCAATACGTGTTTCGAAGATGTCTTTATCGACAACCTTCAATTCATCCATGGTCAAGTTTAGTAGGTTTGCGTCAATACGTTCAGCGATACGCTCTTCCGACATTTCCATGGTAATGTAAAGAACATTACGACCAGCGGTCAATGCACCAGCAGCAACGTGACACATGAACAATGATTTACCAACGCCAGTTCCAGCGAGGGCGATGTTCAAAGTCTTACGGCTCAGACCACCCTTGGTAATCTTGTTGAACATATCCAAGTCGAATGGAATCTTCTCTTCAACACGATGATAGAACTCGTATCGGTCAGCAAAGTCATCCAAATAATCGTGACCAACGTGACTGTCGAAAGATACAGCAAGTGCGTCAGATAGTAGGTGGGGAATAGCATCTTGTCCCATAGCAGGATCTTTACCCTCAAAGATCTTGATGGAGTTCATAATGGCAAGATACACTGCTCGGTCTTTACAGAACTTTTCAGTGCTTTCAAGTAACCAGTCTTCATTGACTGGAGAATCTACTAAAGTCTTGATGTACTCTCCAATATCACCGACTTCTTTATCGGTTACACCTTTTGCGTTGCTAACTTCAATCGCTAGGATTTCAGGTGTGAGAGGCTTATTGTATTTGTTGAAGAACTCTGTAATCTGATGAATAATTACAGACTCTTTACGATCTCCAAAATACTCGCGTTTTAGGAATGGAATTACTTTACGACAATAATGTTCATTATGAATCAGATTGCTCAAGATCTGTTGTTCGATTCTCATCAATTCCACCTGTATATACTACGTTATTCTTCAATAGGTTTTCTTCAAGTAAGTCAATTAGAATATCGCCGATATGATTTCTAAACTTATCTTTATCGACAACACCTACTGGGTTCTCATGAATATCATATTCAAATTGAACGCGCAGTAGGTCGTCTTCTTCAACTAACCGAACTCTACCATAATTATAAATTATACCTGAATACTCAGTGGAAGTCAATTGTATCAACTGATTTCCATTGTTGTCTTCATCCAAGAGTTCGTAGTTTCTGATCATTCTTCGTGATCCAATGCAGCAAGTTCAGCGTCAATGTCTTCATCTTTGATCATATCAACTTGACCAACGGAGTATTTGTTTTTCACAAACTCATAGAATGACTTTTGTTGTAGAATTGGCATCCAAAAGTCTTTAGTTTCAGTATCTTTTAGACGATACTTCTTGTCATCAACTTCTCCAGTTTCCATATCAACTTTTGCATACCATCCATTAGATGGCTTAGTTACATGCCCTGACTCAAGAGCGAGATCGAGTAAGCCAGACCACTTGCTAATACCACC